TCTAAATGCCGCTATTGGCGTTTCTGGCTCAAATCCAAAAATGCTAACGTCTGCTGATACAATTGATGCTTTAATTATTTCATCGTCTGGTACTGAAACGGCTCTTCGTTTCCGTATTCATGTTGTAATGGTTGATGTATCAAGAAATCCTGTTGAATCCGCTACGGTGACAACGGGTACGTAACATTTGAGTAAAGGTTTTGTAGGGTTCCTTTTAAAAACCCTACACTACTCTCTTTGCTGTGTTCAAATTGTGAGGTAATAGAATGTTTTTAACGCTATTAAAAAAAGAAGATGTTGATTTTTTAAGAAAACAATTTATAAATAGAAAATTTACAGATGGTAAAAAAACACAAGCAGTTAGTAACTTTTATGATATTAAACAAAATAAAGAAACAAGTGTTCCTGAAGAAGTTAGAAAATATTTAATCGATGTTTTGTATAATAGTGCATATATAGATTCAGTTTATTGTCCAAATAGAATATCAGTTAATTTCTATAATAAGTATACTGAAGGAGATTTTTACGATTATCATATAGATTCATTTAAAGCAATACCTAAATCTAATAATGTTTTTTATGACTATAGTTTCTCAATTAATTTAAATGATGATTATGAAGGTGGAGAATTTGTTCTAAAGACGGAATCAGGAGAAATTGCTTGTCAGTTACAATCGGGACAAGCAGTTATATTTCCGATTATATTTCCACACAAAGTAAATAAGGTAACAAAAGGTACACGAGAAAATATCATTGGGTGGTTTTCATCTAATATATCGTATGAAGAATTTTTTATGTTACAGCATCTACAGGAATCAGCAATGACACTTACTGAACTAATTAAAGAAGATAAAGAGACAGCAGAAATACATAATAATTTGCTCTTGAATATTACGCTGGTTCAAAACTATTTAAAGAAACTTTGGGGGAAATAAAGTGACAGATGAAAAGAAAGATGAAAAGAAAGATGAGACAGTATTTTCTTATGCACTTAATAAGCCAATTAATATTACTGGATATAAGGAAGCTGAAATTTATGCCGATAAAATTAGAAAACAAGAAGAAAGTGATACAGAAAAATTACGAGAAAAGGCATGGTCTGCTGGTGGAGGACAAAAATTTGAAAAGATGACTTCTCGTGAACAAAATATGTTGAAGGACCAATTAAAAATACCCCGTAAGCGCGTATGGGATAGGGCTTCTCCTAAAGCTATGCCTTTTTTATTAGGTACTAGATTTGATCCAAAAACTGGTTTTCCTGTAAAGAAGGAGAAGGAGAAGAAAAAAAATAAAGGCGGATACGTTAAGAAATACGCCCGTGGTGGCGGTGTACTAAGAAAGGCACGGTGATAAAATGGCTTGTAACAATTGTGAATGTGTAGCTTGTGGAGAAGATGACGGATGTATTTGTGAGAACTGTACTCCTGAAATGTGTGATTGTCAGAAGGTGGAAGAGTAGTAAGTGCTAAAAATATTTGCTGTAAGCATCTTACTTCTTGGAATTTCTTTTCCTGCCTTTTCTAACCCTTCTCGTTGTGGCTCTCCTGACGAAATAGATAAATATCTTGAATTACAATTTAATGAACAGAAAACATGGGTAGGTCTTTCTGAAGTTAGCAAAGAAGAACAGCAATTAACATACATATACGAAAATCCTAAAAATGGAAGTTGGACGATTGCTTTCTATAGTTTAAAAGATCATCAAACGTGTATCCTGATGATGGGCCAATCTTCAACTCATATTGGTACAAAACCAAAAGGTTCTAAATCATAATGGCAGATTATTTAACATTAAGTAATAGAGTATTACACTCCTTAAATGAAGTAGAATTAACTTCTGCTAATTTTGCAAACAGTAAGGGCATTCAAACTGCTGTAAAGGAATTTATTAATCGTAGTATTAATGATATTTACACAGCAGAACTTGAATGGCCTTTTCTGCATACAGACGGAACCATAACCACTGTCGCTGGTACGGCAGAATATTCGCTGTCAGCGGGATACAAATCAGTAGATGTAGATACTGTATATCTTATTGAAGCCAGCACAGATATTAAGGTAATTCCATATATTCCATATGATCAATTTGCTAACCAGTATCGTGAGCGTGATCTTGATCCTACAACTACAGATAATAGGGCTAAACCAGAATACTTTTATCTTACTCAAGATGATAAAATTGGCTTGACACCTATTCCAGATAAAGAGTACACTGTGTACTACGAGTACTGGGCAACACATACTGATTTAAGCGCATCAACAGATGAACCCGTTCTTCCTACACGTTACCATGATGTTATAGTTTCTCGTTCTGAATATTATGTACACCAATTACGTGCTGATCTTCAAGCAACGACATTAAAACATCAAGAGTATGAATCAAGAATAGAAAGAATGAGAGTTGATCTTATTAACAAACCAGATTACATGCGCTCTACAGCGGTTAATGCAGGTGGTCGTTCTAATACGCGACATCCAAAGTATTTCTAGATGGTTACGGGTGTACAACCAGTACCACGGTTAAGAACGGTAGGACAGCTTCTTGGTGCTTCAGAGACAGTATATACTTGTCCTGCTAGATTTGAAGCAGAACTTAAAACATTTCATGTAAATAATTTACATACTTCTGCTGTTGATCTTACTCTTAAAGCTGTTATATCTTCTACTGATATACCGATTGTAACAACTAAAAGTATAGCAGCGGATGCAATCGTAGATTTACTTAATTCAAGACCTATTGCACTCAAAGCATCAGATACTCTTGTAGCTACTGCTGGAACAGCAAGTTCGCTAAACATAGTTATAACCGTATCAGAAACATTTACAGGATAAAAATAGATGGCAGATGACGCAACCATAACATTATCAGCAACTGTATTACCTGATGAGATAGCTAAAACGATAGCAGGGACTATGACTTTAGCTCCAGCAGATGCGAATGATAAATGGTACTATAAATTTACTTCTGTATCTAATTCTAGTACGGATTTAATCGCTGGCTATTTTACGGACTATACTGCTGTGGATGATGATACGGCACCGACAGCAGTACATACAGCGGATAAAGTTAAGTTCCTATTTATCAAAAATACAGATGGATCGAATGATGTATATCTTGTATTCGATGCTGGTACTGCTTCAACATCGGCAGGTGATGCTATTAAAGTTCCAGCAAATACTGCTTGGTTTGGTCAACTACCTAATACTACAGTAGCAGATATTCATGCTATTTCTTCTACTTCTACCGTTAATTGTATTGTCGCTGCCCTTTTGGATGATGTAGCTTAATGGAAAATATTCAACAACAAATTGTATCACTTGATGGAGGATTAGTTCTCAATAAAGACCCGTTTACTCAAACTCCCGGTTCAGCATTACAATTACAGAACTTTGAACCATCTATTAGAGGTGGATACAGAAGGATAAATGGTACAAATAAGTATGTATTACTAGAATTTAATGATACTAATTTAGGAACTTCTAGTAAAACTGGTTCAGGAGCTATGCTTCTTTCCGTTATTTTAGGATATGATGTTATAGCAGCAAGAGGTGTTGTATTAGGAAAAGCTACTTCAACCTTTTTTACTAATGATCATACTGATTCAGTGACTACTCTTACTGTAAATAATACAGCAGGATTTGCTGCTTCTGGTACGTTATATGCAGGTTCAGAAATAATAACATATACTGGTAAAACCGCAACAACCTTTACTGGAGCTACAAGAGGTGCTAGTTCTTCAACAGAAGCAGCACATCTTAATAATGCTATTATTTCTACTGGCTGGACTAAGATTGATGAAGCAAGAACTTCAGCAAATGCATATACCTATACTAAGTATAACTTTACTGGTACCGATATGATTGCTATTGCTGATGGTCAAAATTATGCAGCATCTTACGATGGAACTACATATACGTTACTAAATGGTTCTACTGGTTCTGGATCAGGTACAGCGCCAACAGCAACTGAATCTATATTTGCATTTAGAAATCATATGTTCTTTGCTAAATCATCTTCAGAAGAGCTTGTATTCTCTGCTCCGTTTGCTGAAAATGATTTTACTCCTGCAAATGGAGCAGGAAGTATCCGAGTAAATGATAAGATAATTGGTCTTATGGTTTTTCGTGAAAGATTATTCATTTTCTGTAAGGATAGTATTTATGTTCTTTCTGGAAACAGCGTTTCAGATTTTGTAGTAGAACCAATTACAAGAGGTATTGGATGTTTAGATAAATTTTCTATTCAGGAAATAGGTGGTGATCTTATTTATCTTGCTCCTGATGGATTAAGAACGATAGCTGGTACTGAAAGAATTGATGATGTTGAATTAGGAACAGTGAGTAAAGTAATACAAGAACGGATTGATGAGATAGGGTTTGATAATCTTACTTCAGTTGTTGTTCGTGAAAAATCACAATACAGACTATTTTATCCAACAACATCAGGTGTTGAAAGAAATCAATATGGTATTTTAGGAACAATAAAACAGAATAATGAAGGACAAATAGGTTTTCAATGGGCTGATATTATTGGAATAAAACCAAGTTCTACTGATTCAGAATACATAGCACAAATAGAAGTTGTAATTCACGGTGCGTATGATGGGTTTGTATATCAACAAGAAAATGGAATTACCTTTGCTGGTACTAATATGGAAGCGATTTATCGTTCAGCAGATATCATTATTGGTGATGCAGGAATAAGAAAAAGTATGCAGCGGGTTATTACAAACTATAGAAGTGAAGGTTCCGTAGATGCAAGATTACTACTAAGATATGATTACGATTCATCAGATACTCCACAACCTGATGCGTATACGATTAGTGAAGGAGCAGCTACAGCTATTTATGGAAATCGTAGAAGTACTTATGGTAAGGCTGTATATGGTGAAGGTGGTAATCCGCTAACACGACAATCTGTAGAAGGTAGTGGATTTGCTGTTGCTCTTAAAGTCAACGAAGATGCTGGATCATCTCCATTTGTATTAAATGGTTTTCAACTAGAATTTACCGCTGGTGGTAGACATTAAAAAGAGGAAATAATGGGCGCAACATACACAAGACAATCTGCAAGTGCTATTGCTTCGGGAGAAGTTATTCAGGCTTCTCATTCAGAAGATGAATTTGATCAACTAGTATTAGCCTTTACTGCTGATTCGGGACATTCGCATGATGGTACTGCTGCTGAAGGCGGTGATGTAACAAAGCTATTAGGAACTGCAATTACGATTGGTGATGGTACTGCTGGTACAGATATTGCTGTTACATTCGATGGTGAAAGTAATGATGGTCTTCTAACATGGATGGAAGATGAAGATCAATTTAAATTCTCTGATGATGTAATGCTTATTGATAATGAGACATTGATCTTAGGAACAGATTCAAATATTACTATAAAATATGATGAGGCAACTAATGATGCATTGGAAATTGCTGCAAACGTAGAAGGCGCACCATTAGCTATCGTTCTTAAAGCAGATCAAGGCGATGATGCTGGAGATGAATGGAAAATTAATGTAGCAGATGGTGGTGTTATCACATTTGGTAACGATCTAAATAGTGCCGGTACATACGTTACGCATATGACAATGACACCTAATGCTACTGTAGCAAATTCAACAGTTGCTTTTGCTGGTAATGTCACTGTTGCAACTGATCTTACTGTTACTGGTGATCTTACAGTTACTGGTGATGATATCACGATGGGAACCAATACTGCTGGACATATTATGGTTGGTGATGGAACTAACTTTAATCCTGTTGCTTTATCAGGAGACGTAACATCTGTAAATGGTTCTGGATCAGTTACTATAGCTAATAACGCTATCTCTCTTGCTAAGATGGCAGGACTAGCACGGGGTAAACTTATCTACGGTGATTCTTCAGGTGATCCTGCTGCACTAACAGTAGGTTCTGCTAATACGGTACTGCAATCAGATGGTACAGATGCTTCATGGGCAACTGTTACAAATGCTATGCTGGCTGGATCAATCGCTGATAGCAAGTTAGCCACAATTAGTACAGCAGATAAAGTTAGCGGTGCTGCTATTCAGGTTGATGGAGCTACTGATGGTAGTAGTATTACTATAGCTTCAAC